AATGCTGTCGTTAAGTGTAATAAAATCGTTATTCAAACTATGATGTTTATGAAACTTTATTTATTAGACTATTATGACAAGCATAATTCAATACCTACTATAAATGATGATTTTATAAACTCTTGTATGAAAATTTTATGTAATGAAAAAACTACTGGAAGACCGCCTAAAAAAGAACTCAAAGATGGTCTAACTGCTTTTTACAAAACAGATTTTCAACCACTTATTCAAAATGAAAACTTAGAGTATACACATATGAATACCATTTTGGATTATTTAACTATTGATATTCTTACAACATATGAAAACAACATTAAATTAAATTACGTTGAGTATGTTGAAAGATATGTGAATGTTGTTTGGAAAAAGAAATTTATTATGAATAAAATAAAAAGGTTAAATATTACACAAAAAGCAAAGGAACAAAGAGTAAATAATTTATGTAATCAATTACGAAAAATTAAAACTGATTTACTAAATATTGAAAATAGCAATTATAAATCTCATTCTATGTATCACAAATGGATTAACCAACAAAAACAATTTATTACACCGAATAAAGAAAGTTATAAAAAGAATAATATTGTTTATGACTTAATGTGTAGTCCTATGGATTATTTTCCTTGTATGATTAGAATGATGAAACAAATTGAAAAAGAAGAACAAACAATTTATAATGTATTTCCTATGAGAAGTGAAGTTATACCAAAACACATACGATTAGATACAACTACATTAGTTCATTTACTTATGACAAAGAAACAAGGAAATAAAAGTGATTTTTTAACAAAAGGGAATTTGAAACGCAAAGAAGATAAAATATGGGAGTTTTTTTTTAGAACCGAAAGAAAAATGTTTCATAAAAAATATTATGAATTTCATCATATGATAGAAACAGATGGCGTAAGCTGTTCTTTGTTATTATTGCGTAAAGATTTAATTGGTAAGAAATTACCTATGATGAAAAAAGGTTTATCAACTGAAACATATATTGATGAATTAGATGATTATTCTTCTTTACAAAATAAAAAAATAGTGGCTGTTGATCCTGGAAAATGTGATTTAATTTATTGTGTTGATAATTCCAATAAAGAAGCAAATAAGTTTAGATATTCGCAAGACCAACGAAGAAAAGAAACAAAGAAAAAGAAGTATTCAAAAATTCAATTTGAATTGAAAAAGGAAAAAATACATGGCAAAACAATTATAGAATGGGAAACTGAATTATCCAAACTAAATAGAAAATCACTTAATATAACAAAATTTAAGCAATATATCCAAAAGAAAAGTGAAATAAACGGAATGTTATTTAGCTTTTATGAAAAATATATTTTTAGAAAATTACGCTTACAAAGTTATAGAGACACAAAAAGAAGCGAACAAAAAATGTTAAATAACTTCAAACGCATATTTGGTAATGAAAAAGATGTTGTAGTTTGTTTTGGTGATTACGAACAAAAAAAACAAATGAAATTCAAAGAAGCAACCAAAGGAAAAGGTATGAGAACTTTATTTAGAAAAGCAGGGTTTCAAACTTATTTGGTTGATGAATTTAGAACAAGTTGTATGTGTTCCAAATGTGAAATAGGTATTTGTAAAAAGACGATGGTTAGGGAAAATCCAAAACCATACAGAACTGGGAACATTATCGTCCATGGGCTGATTTGTTGTAAGAACGGATGCGGTTATTGGAATAGAGATGTGAATGGATCTACAAATATTTATAAAATTGCTTATAATGCGATAAATAATAAAGAAAGACCAAATTATTTATCCAGAAGCAAGAATTTATCATGTAGTTTAGACGAACTACCAAAACCAAAATTTACACGCTCTGTGAAGGGCAAACCTTATTGATTTTTTTGGCATTAATCGTGCCATTTTAAATCTTCAAGGGTGTAAATATATTTGTACTGTAATATAACTCATTTCTGAATCATCTGGCCGTATATAATAACCATCTTCATGTGCTCTAAAATATTCACCTGTTGAGTATTTTAGAAAAGAAAGACGCTCATTTAAACAAGAAATCGGGTTTCCTTCAAACTCAATAGGAATATAGGATTTTATTTTTGTAAAAAAAGTTTCTGCTAATTTTTTATCAAAATTTAACCATCTTTGATTATTTCTATAATTTTTATCTATTATTTGTTCATCATCATAACTAATTTTAGCAATTTCATAATTTTCAGACACTTCTTCAGATAATTTTATTAAACTATCGCACTCTTCTTTAGTAAATACATTATCTAGTATAATAGCAAATTTATTAAATTTTAAATCTGTAATTTCAATTTCCATATTGAATATATTTATATTTATATTTAAATTTATATTGTTATTATTTTAATTGTTTAAAATTAAAATAATAAAATACGCACTGCTCTAAATTTCCAAAGGTGTAATATATATTATTTTTTGCGTTTATATGAATACAATAAATGCAATAAATGAAATAAACATAAAATGAAATAAACATAAAATGAAATAAACAATAAAATTGAATTAAAAATAAACAATGAAAGGAATGTAAGATATAATATTCAAAAATGGAGCAAACCTTCAAGTTATTCGAGTTTAATATTTATAATGATAAAAATACTGGGTTATCATCTAGTGATGACGACTCTAATGGAAATGGACAACATACATATAATACAGATAAGTCAAAATTCGTGATACAAATGTTTGGTATTAATGAAGAGGGACAAAAAGCATCTATAATTGTGGAAGAATACCAGCCATTCTTTTACTTAAAGGTAAGTAATAAATGGGGTCAGACGATGAAGAATGCTTTTTTGGAACATATCCAAACAAAGGTAGGAAAATACTACAAAGATTCCATTACAGAATGTAAATTAATAGAGAAAAAGAAATTGTATGGTTTTGATGGCGGAAATTTACATAGATTTATTTTGATTAAATTTGCCAACGTTCCTGTTTACAACAAAGTCAAAAATTTATGGTATCAAGATACTATGAACGATGATGGCGATGGAAATTTAGTAAAAGAACGACGATTATTAAAAAACGGTTACCTATTTAAGGACTGCTTTGTTGAATTATATGAAGCAAATATCCCACCATTGCTTCGATTCTTTCACATTCGAGAAATCAGTCCCTCTGGATGGGTCGCATTACCTAATAAAAAAACAGTAATCGTTTCAGAAGATAATAAGACTACTTCGTGTGATTTTGAGTTCAAAATTAATTACAAAAATGTGATTCCATTGAATGACAAGGAAACACGGGTTCCTTATAAAATAATGAGTTTCGATATTGAGGCTAGTAGCAGCCATGGTGACTTTCCGGTTCCAATCAAGTCATACAAAAAGCTAGCAACAAATATCGTCGATTATTTCGCAAAAAATAATATGGAATTAACTGCTGAAAAATGTAAAACAATACTTAGAGAAATAATTAAAACTGCGTTTGGTTTCAAACAATCAAATCCAGTTCAAAATATTGACTTAGTTTATCCAAAGACAAAAGTGGTTTCAGAACAAGAACTATTAGAGAAAACAGAAAACTGGTTAAAAACGCAAGTTCGCGAGCGCTCATCCAATTCAGAGGAACATTTAATAGAAAGTTTATTCGAAAATGCGAATAAAGCGTTTCAAGTTGTAGCAGAGACGGAAGAATCCGGTAACGAAGACGAAGGCAATGAAGATACAAATTCAGACAATGGAGTCATTGAAGAAGAACCAGAGAAATATTTTAAGGTAGGAACTGGATTTAAGCCAGAAATGTATAAAAACAAGCAGTCAACTATTGTCGACATATTGTGCGACAAAAAATTCGAACGAGAAGGAAAAATAACAGAACTCATATTATCATTGCGCAACAATTTCCCAGCATTAGAAGGTGACAAGGTAACATTTATCGGGTCCACATTTGTTCGTTACGGCGAAAAAGAACCGTATTTAAATAACTGTATTGTTTTAAATTCATGCGACCATTTACATAATTCGGTTCCCAATTCAGAAATAGAAACATACTCAACAGAGAAAGACGTTTTATTGGCTTGGACAAAATTAGTTCAAAGAGTGAATCCAGACATTATTATCGGATACAATATTTTCAGTTTTGATTATGAATTTATGTTCCGTCGCTCTCAAGAATTAGATTGTGTAGAGGAGTTTTTACGATTGTCGCGCAATAATGACGAATTATGCGCTACAGTAGATTATAAAACAGGTAAAATAGAAATTGACAAAAGCAGTATCACATTAGCATCCGGAACATACGATTTGTCCATTATTAAAATGAACGGACGTCTTCAAGTGGATATGTTAAACTGGTTTCGCCGCACTGAAAACCTAACCTCATACAAGTTAGATTATGTTGGCGGTCACTTTATCGGCGATGTCGTAAAAGGGATTGAACATATATCTGAAAAAGAATCCGCTCAATTAACAACTCGTATTAAAACCGCAAATATGACTGGCCTCCAAGTGGAAAGTTACATACATTTCGAAGAAATAAATCACTCGAGCGATTATTACAAAGACGGAGATAAATTTGTAGTAACAAGCATAAACAAACAAGACGGATGGTTTGAAATCGCTGGTCATGAAAGTCCAAAAGGAAAAACAGTGAAATGGGGACTAGCCAAAGACGACGTTACTCCTAAAGATATTTTCAGAATGACCAACGAAGGACCAGCTGCGCGTGCTGTTATTGCTAAATACTGTATTCAGGATTGTAACTTGGTTCAGTATTTGTTCGCCAAAGTGGATGTGATAACTGATTTAGTAGAAATGTCAAAATTATGTAGTGTTCCGATGAGTTTCTTAATATATAGAGGACAGGGGATAAAATTAACAAGTTATGTTGCTAAAAAGTGTAGGGAAAAGGGGGTCTTAATGCCAGTAATAAACAAGGGTTCAAAAGATGATGGTTATGAAGGCGCGATTGTTTTGGAACCCAAATGTGGTCTCTATTTAGACAATCCAGTTCCAGTTGGCGATTTTGCTTCACTATATCCGTCGTCGATGTTGTCTGAAAATTTATGCCCAAGCAGTAAAGTGTGGACAAAAATATATGACTTAGATGGCAAATTGGTAGCAGAGACAGGAGATAAAGGCGAACATGGAGAGTATATTTATGATAACATTCCAGGATACGAATATGTCGATATATCATTTGACACATTTAAGTATGTAAGAAAAAATCCGAAAGCAAGAGCAGAAAAGATAAAATCTGGATATAAAATGTGTCGTTTTGCGCAGCCGCTTGTAAAAGATGGTATAGAAGAAAAAGCAATTATGCCTTCAATTTTACAGGAGTTGTTAAAAGCAAGAAAAGATACAAGAAAGTTGATACCAAATGCTCCGGATGACTTTATGAAAAATGTATTAGACAAAAGACAGTTAGCTTATAAAGTAACTGCGAATTCATTATATGGGCAGCTAGGAGCCAAGACAAGCACCTTTTATGAACCGGATATTGCTGCGTCAACTACCGCAACAGGACGTTTATTGTTAACTTATGCGAAACGTGTTGTAGAAGAATGTTATGCCGATACCGATGTTGACACCAAATATGGTCTTGTAAATACAAAAGCTGAGTATGTATATGGCGACAGTGTAGCAAATTACACACCTGTATATATTTCCACATTTAAAAAAGGTGAAACCAAAGAAGAAAAAAATAGAATAATTGACATTCTTACGATTGAACAATTAGCAGAAAAATATGGAAATAATCTTTGGATTAAATGTACAGAACCTGGAAAACAAGAAAAAGAATTTTGCGAACTTGAAAATATTGAAACATGGACAGAAAAAGGATGGACAAGATTATATAGAGTAATAAGACATCAACTCGCATCGCATAAAAAAATGCTGAGAATATTAACTCACACAGGAGTAGTTGATGTAACAGACGACCACTCTTTAGTTACAAAAGATGGATTAGAAATTTCACCAAAAGATGTTCAAATCGGAACCGAATTATTACACTATCCACTTTTAGAAAAAGTGGAGCAAAAAGAAATTAATGAAAAATATAAACAAAATATGTATGCTTCATTTTCATATAGTTCTATGATTGAAGCAGCAGAATATACAAATTATTTAAATAGTAAAAATATAAAATTTAGATTATTTTGTGACGAAAATAATGATATAGTAGTTTGTCCTTTAGAACCACAACTTAGTATAGAAAATCAAATAAAAAAAATAAATGAAATTCCATATGAAGGCTATGTATATGATTTAACAACAAATAATCACCATTTCGCGGCTGGTGTCGGAAATTTAATAGTTCATAATACGGACTCAGTATTCTTCAAGTTCAATTTGGTGGATAAAGAAACTGGTGAGAAAATTATAGGTCACAAGGCGTTGGAATTGTCTATTGAAATAGCACAAGAAGCGTGTCATAACGTATCAAAGTTTTTAAAACAGCCTCATGATTTTGAATATGAAAAAACGTTTCTGCCATTTTGTTTATTATCCAAAAAGAGATATGTAGGTATTTTATACGAAACCGACCCGAATAAGGGTAAGAGAAAAGAGATGGGTATTGTATTAAAACGTCGTGATAATGCTCCAATAGTAAAAGATGTTTATGGAGGTGTTATAGATATTTTGATGAAAGACCGAGATATTCAAAAGGCGATAAACTATGTATACAAATGTTTACAGGAGTTAGTAGACGGCGTGGTTCCGATAGAGAAGCTAATTATAACAAAATCGTTGCGTTCCTTTTATAAAAATCCGCAGCAAATCGCACACAAAGTGTTAGCAGATAGGATAGCAGCAAGAGAACCAGGTAATAAACCAACGTCAGGAGACCGTATTCCATTTGCGTATATAGTTCAATCAAATAAGAAAGCACTTCAAGGAGAGAAAATAGAAACTCCAACTTTCATAAAGGATAATAATTTACAATTAGATTATTCGTTTTACATTTCGAATCAAATTATGAAGCCATTGTTACAGTTGTTTGGATTAGTATTGGAAGAGATATGGATGTCACAAAAACCGCCAAGGAGAGCCAAGGTATCAACGTTTAAAAAAGAAATAGAAGATATAAAAAGGGAGATACCAGATTATAAAAAATGTGAGGAAAAAATGGCGAAAATAAAGGATAAAGAGGTAAAGACATTAATATTTGATAAATATTTAAGAGAAACAAATAATGCCAAAGAAGGTAACCAAAGCGTTGTGAAATTCTTTGGACTAAAAAAGTAATTGAAAAGAATAATATCAATAAATATAATTTAGTAATATTATTTAGTAAAATTCGAAAAATATATAAATATTTTTTCTCTACATATAAATAGACAAATTTAAGCAGTGTGCTGTAAGTGGTTTAAACTCTTTCTTTTTGTAAAATATCTCATAAGTGAGTTTATCTGCTTTTGTAATGACCTAACTTGCTCAGCCAAATAATATTCATTTACGTCTTCATGTTCTATGTCAGAAATTGAATCATTCATTTCGTCATCGTCTTCATCAATTAATTTAGGAACATAGTCTTCATCTTCGTCAACACTAACATCAACTTGTAATAAAGACGGATATGTCACGTCATTTGTAATAGCTGAGTTCCCATAGGTTTGAATATAAAGCTCATTATAATCAGCAAGCCCTTCTTGATGTAATTTAAACATAATAGAATTTTTTGTTCTGTTGTGTAAAGCAGCCATTTCAGAAACAGACAATTGTAGCAAGTCATATTCACGCTCGAGGCGTAAACATTCATTCACAGTCCATTTATAACCATTTCTCCAAGCAGTTGAATTATTTTGCGACGACATTATTTGTTGTATATATTATTAT